CCATCACAAGGTCTTCAACTTGATCGACCAGGCCTCTGCGGCCCTTGCCATCGCCGTGGAGGGCATGATGGATCTCCTCGATGTCACGCCGGATCAGCGCGAGCTGCGTCTCGACCGGATACGCCACCTCGCGATTATTCGCTGGCGCCATCGCCCATCTCGCATTCCCCCAATCTACCGGGGGCTTGTCTGCCGGGAGTACGGCCATGTCTCGGCGCGCGGGTCATCTTCTCCGTCCAACGATCCGGATGCCGCGCGGTCCGAAGCTCAATGTTTTGGTTTCGCCACCAACTTGTACGCAGCACTCCCCAGTCGCTTCATCAGCCGTGATGATCTCACCAGGAACGTCGGTGTAATTGTCCGTGCGGACGATCTTCCAGCGCCGTTTGTCTTCGGTGCTGTGCCAGGATTCGAGTTTCATTGCGAGATTCCCATGAAAGTCCATGCCAGATTTGCCAGGGTGGCATCGGGCGCGGCTGGCGCGACCAAAGTCAGGACGTCGCCGGCACTGAATGTGGTTGCTGAGCTCATCGTAAATGTGGCGGTGGTAGCCGCCGGAGCGAAAACCATGGTTCCGACATTCGTGCTGTTTTTCCGAATGATGAATGTTGTCGTCGCGGTCGCTGCCGTTGCGGCGGTTCCGCGACTGCCAGCAAGCCCGGCGGGGAGAGTCGCCGAAGCGGTGAATACATAGCTCTGGACAACGAGGTTGGCCGTGGGCTTTCCGCTAAACGAGCCAGTGGCGATAATCGAGGATGTCTGGCCAGTCCCTTTGACCACATATGTATATGCAGGAAGCGAAGCTAAACTCTGGAGGCCGCCGCCGACGATATTCATCGACGCAAATTTCAGATAGATCGTTTGACCGATCAGACTACTCGGATAGGCAAATCGGCCGACGGACCCATCGAGCCTGGCGAACCGCGTTCCGGCAGGATGATCGGCGATCGCGGTGCCATAAGCGCCGCGATAAAGAGTGGTCAGGCTGTACTGGTTGGCCGCGGTGAGCGTTGCAGTTTGGTAGGCTAGCAGCTCGCCGTCAACGTAGCAGAGCGTAACGAGATTGGCTGCATCGGCCGCAGAGACCGAGACAAGCTGACCCTGGCTTTCGGTCAGGTCGACTGAAAGGGTGTTCGTAGTGTCGGGAGAGGAATGCGGGGGCAGATCCGCCGTCAATACGCCTTGCGCCGCCGGCGAATTCACCGTTCCCATAAGGGCGTAAGAGTCGCCGTCGGTGGAGATCCACACCTGGGCTCCGCCCCAACCGGGGGAACCCGAAACGGCAACCCAAATTTCCAGTGCTCCGGTCAGCAGCGCCGCCGGCGGCTCGAAGATGATCGGCGGATTGACGTCACCTGGAGACGAACTCCAATTCGGAACATAGCCCGCGCCGGGCTGCTTTGGATAGATTACCGCTGTGGAATAGCCACCGAAGAAGTCCTCCGCGGTGATCGAAAGCGTACCTTCTTCGTCTTCCTCTACGGCGGTAATGCGAACAGTAAACGACGAAGCACCGAGTCTGGGATCGTTGATCTGCACTAGGTCCATCGGCTCGAGCAGGCAATATTTCCAGCCTAGCTTGAACTGATATCTATTGCGGAACAGCTGGGCACGCTGGAGCAGCAGCTGGGCAACAAGAGGACCGACATTGACTGGATCGACGATCGCTCGCGCCTTGATGGAGGTCTCACGGCGCACACCGTATAGCTCGATCGACGACTGGTCGAACGCTTCAACGATCGCCGTATTGTAATTGTTGGAACGATCGAGACACTCCAACTGGATCGAGTTGTTGGCATCGGCGGGCGTGGACCGAAGTATCCGGACGGGATCGTCGCTGAACCCACCGGTGATCGGCCCCGAGCCTGACCGCAGGGCGGCGCCCCCAGGCGTCACTCCGGACCCGCTCCCGACGCTCGATTCCTGGATAATGAAATCATCTTCATCCAGACTGTAGATCGGCGTCGTGTCCGGGATATAGGCGGCGCCATTGCCAGTGATGGGCTGATCGCCATAGGGGATGATCTTTAACAACCCGCCCGACCACACAATCGCACTATTGGTAAGCTTGGCAATATCTGCGAGACATTGCTGCGCTTCTTGCTGCGTATCCAGAACCGGCGACAACAACAGACCGAGCGCTTGGCAATATGCTGAATAGAGACCGAGATCACCGAGATTGGCTGCTGGAAAGCCCGCTCCGTAACGCGGATTGGTGAGGAAATCTGAAACGATTGCAGCCGGGTTTGCGTCTAGACCATTGGTGCCGCTCAACGACAACAGACCTTGCACCTCGAACGAGAAATTTGGCAGCGTGGCTGTGTTGCCCATCGCGAAGTTGTTCGCGACAATTATAGCGGTCCCGGAATATCCAAGAGCCTTTGCGGAGTGATAGGTCTGCCAGTAAGGATCTGCCCCTTGGCCGTCATTGCCGAGATAGACCGCGGCCGGCAACGAGGAGAGCGCCCCGATGTTCTTGTCCCACCATACCGTTCCGATGCCGGCTATCGGTCCTTGGCAAAGCCCCATAATCACCGACGCACTATATTTGTATTGTTGCCCGCCCCCTTTTCCACCTCCTCCGCCTTTGCCCGCGCCCTGCCGGTTGGAGGGAACGGCTTTGAAGTCGTCATAGTCGATCAGATTGGGCGAGACCCGGGTGGTGCCATAAACCAGCGGGATAACTCCCCCGTGTTGGGAAGTCTGGAACTGCAGCGAGCCTACCGCCTTCTGCTGCTTGGCGTTCGATGCGCCGCTCAGAATTCCGCCCATAGCCGCCGGGATTAGTTTGTTGGAAACGGGTCGAAGAAGCGCACCTGCCGTCCGCTCAGCGGCGCCTGATGCGCATCAGCAAAGACAACCCCGGCGTCGCACCAGGCATGTATCAAAAGCGGCCAAGCGATCACGATCGCACCATGCGCGAAGCAGCGGCCAAACCTGAAGACGGCCACGTCGCCTCTCTGGGGTGGTCCGTCAATCTCGCGCGCATAGCGCATCAATCCTCGCAGATAGCGTTCGGCATCGCGATGCAGGTTCCAGTCTGGGGGATAAAACGGCACCTTCACATGGCCGATCACTCCGGTTGCCTCGTAGACCTCGACAAGGAGCATCAGGCAATCGGTGCCGCCGTCCTTTATTCGGCCCATATGGTGGTAAGGTGTCCGCAGCCAAGTTTCGGCCTCGGCAACCACGCGCTGGCGTTGGTTCATACCGCCGTCTCCGGCGTCGGGATATTGGGAAAGCCGCCGAAATGGATGGCGTTATTGAACACATTCGTGCACGTCGAGAGTGTGCGGTCGCAACCCGGCAGCAGCTGGAATTGGTCGCCCGGTGATATCGGTGAAAGGAACGCGAGCTTCACGTAAATCCAGTCGCCACTCATATTTGCAACACTGCGGCTCGATCCGGCATTTGCACCGGTCACGCCAATAAGGCTACCTTGGATATAAAGACTCGGCGGAGATGGGGTGACCGAAGTGGCGATTTGTGCCTGGGTCGAGCCTGGCCCGGCCGGAAAAACCGCTTGCATGCTCGACCGATCGAATTGGCACATCGCATCGCCGAAGGCGTGGGTACACGACGCTTGCCACAGACGCCGCGGCATCTGGATATTCAGCAATTCGAGATGCGATCGGCACTTAAGGTCCACACCAGTGCGGGTGCATTCGATATCCGAAATTCGTCCGGAGAAAAGGACGACAGTTCCCGGGCTTGTGTCCCCGTAACTCGGCATGAAGGCTCGCTCGAGCTGCAGGAGAGCGCCGTCAAGCTGCCCCTGCCACGCCGCTTGCAGAAACGGCACGCCCCCGATCAGGTCGGTCGGCTCGGTATAGATCCTGACCTCGACCTCGTCGACCTGCGTGCCGATGACCACCTTGGTCTTCGAGCGCTCGAATTTGGGACCCAGTGCAAACGTGAACCCATTGGCGGAGAGTGCCGTCGGTGCAGCCGAATACCGCAGTACCGACCCTCCGGCCAGAGTGATTGTATAGAGGTCCGCCATGACAAACTGGTCGGCGCCGGACAGCAGGGCGATCAGCTTCGGACTGGCCGCCTTCATGAGCGCACCGAGATAAACGTCAGCTTCTTCAACTGCCACAATCGGAACATAAAATTTTCGAAATCGTATTTGTCTTCCGTGAAGCGACAGCGGAAGTAATAGCTGAAATCGGCAGTAACGCTCAGGCCGCTCCCTGGAGCCGTCCCGAATGTCACCAGGCCCGTGACCGGATCGACGCTGTAGCTCGTCGGGTCTTGCGTGATCCCATTGAGATAGATCGCGCTGACTAGATTCGGCGCTGTAATTGGCTCCAGAAAGCCGCCACCGGACAGAACTGCTCCAATCGTGCGCTGAAGTTGGAAAACCGTCGTGCTGGCATCACCAGTACCGATCGTCTGGCCCGTGACTTTCCAGTCACTAGGGTCCTGAAACAGGAACGTACCGAAGGCCCCCTGGCACAGCATGAAGAACCCGAGCAAGGTCCTCAGCTCGTCGTATCCGGCCCCCGGGTTGTCGCGCAAAAAATCATAGACCAGTGCAAATTGCCACAGCGGATAAGGATAGTCGAGCGCGCGCAATTCGCGCCCCGACACCGCGCGCTGGATGCGCGTCTGAAAGGTCGGCGTTTTGGTGACACTCCAGGCGAGCCCAGGCAGCACCGGAAAAATCAGAGCCATCACGTCATCCGCAGCATTGAACCGTTGCGCATCGCCTTGTTGAGTGCACTAACGAGGAGGCTGCCATTGCTTTGAAAAAATCGCCTCACGTCTTGACTGTCGATGGCCGAGACATTGACCACGATCGGCGTGCCCCCGGCCCCGCCTCCACCATTGCCGGAAATCATGTTCTGTAGACCCTGGCTGATCCCCGCCGGCAGGATCATTTCATTCTGGTGCACCATGGCGAGCTGATCGGACGGCACTACCCAACCGCCGGCCGCAGACGCAATCCCGCTGACGGCGGCCATTACGGTCGCTTCCCCGGCCGCGGCCGGTCCGGCTGCAGCCGGTCCCATTATCGGAGCCATGAAAGCAAAAATGCCCGAGAAGGCCTGAGCCGAATCCGTCATGATGCTCTTGACCGCATTGGCCGCCTTCATCGCAAGCCCGGCCGCCATTCCCTCGCCTTCGACCACGGTGCGGGCCGCGGCGCCCGCTTCGCTCGCGGTTGTCATCGCGAGTTCGCTGGCCAGCCAGTTGGTCGCCATCTTGACGCCAAGGTTGACAAATTCAGCGAGGATCGACTGCGCGATGTTTCCCACCGCCTTTTGCAATGTCGTCGTGCCCAATATCATGCCAGTGATCGACGTGTCGAAGGCTCGCTGAATCGGTTGCATGAGGCTCTGCCAGTTTCTTTGACTGGCTTGCACTGCTTGAAGATCCAGCCTCTGCTTGTCGTCCTGGAATTTCTGATAGGCAAGCAGCTCCTCTTCCCACACCCGTTCATCGGCCGCGCTGTCTTGCATATTGCCGCCGGGCAGCGCGCCTGCACCCATCGAGCCCGCGAGGCTTGCCGCTTGGCTTTGCAATGCACCGATGCCGCTGCCGACCTGTCCGGTTGCGGCACTGAGTTGCGACTGCGCTTGCTGCGCAATGTCGCCGAGCCCGGCGAGTTGAGCACGCATCGCATCGGTTGCGGCTTGAACCGAATTCGCCGCGGCCTCCATTCCCGATCGGAGACCGTCTATCTGAGCGCTGATAACGACGCTGGTTTCAATATCG